TTTTTTTAAATATACAGAAGTAGTGTATTTTTTTGCAGTTGATGATTTGCTTATACTGTTCTGCCTATAAGATGCACTTGTTGAAGTTCTTTGTAATTTGTCGGCAGTATTTGTTCCGTTTGGAGCAAGTTCTTGGTCAGCAGTAATTGTTGTATTAATTGTACCCCAATTTGTACCGCTAAATTCTTCACTATATAAAAGTTCATTAGTTATACTTCCTACTGTTTTAGCTTCCTCTATTAAACCATCTTTACGTACTCTTGTACCTATTGACTGTCTTGTAAAATCAAAATCTCCACTTGCATCATTAGGTAGAATACTATATACTTTACCGCTTTTATAACCGCTTGGAATTAGTGCTAATTTAGGTTTACTCATTATCTTTCTGTTAAAATTACTGTGCTATCTACATAACGCCATATACCATTAGACTGCCAACGTACCCATATTTTATCATCTGCATTCACAGAAATAGTTTCAGCAAAGTCAAAAGTTAAGCGCATATTTTCGCTTGATGTATAAGTTAAAGTACTAATACCTATTTGTGTTAAGTGATCGTTCTTGTAAATTCTTACTGTTGCACTCGTTCCTGTAGGTGTACCATAACTGCTATATTTATTTGCAGTCATTGTAACACTTGTTACATAAGCATTAAAAGAAATAGGAATACTGCCATAAGCATAAGGAAAAGCTGTACTCGCACCGCCTTGATACAAAGTATAATTACCTGTACCACCTAAATAGTGCCTACGATTAAAAGCTACCTTATCTTTGTGTACAGGATTTGCAGACTTCTGTCTGTTTATTTTATTACTATGTTTAGCTGATGCTATTTTAGTTATCATACAGTAAGATCATAATAAATTCCACCATAGCCATTCTCCTCTACATAACCCCACCAAGTACTAGTATATATGCTTCCGTAACTCATCTCTTAGTCTTTTTTTTCTTAATGTACTTAATAATCTTTTTAAGATTCTCTTTCTTTATTTTATACTCCATATTACAGCACCCATCCTACCCAGTTTGCCTCTTTATCTGGATAGATATCCTCATTTTGATTAGAGCTATACTCTGGGAATAAAGCACTATTATAGCACATATAGTCTATAAATCTTCTAGTATAGAAATCAGCAAAGTTTCTGTGTTTCTGTACTAAAAAGTCTACCTCATCTTTTGTAGCATTTTGGCTATTCTCTGAGGTATGCTTCATTAGTCCTCCATTCTTTAGCTCATAACTAGCAAAAGGCAAATAGTCTACCATAGCAAAGTGTATAAGCATAGGCTGTATATACTCATTAACTATGTTTAAATAGTCTCCACTTAAAGTATCAGAAGCTATATCATTAGTAATTTTATCATAGAGCTTAGTACCTAAGTAATTCTGTACGTGCATCTGCTGTGCGATTTTCACAAAATAAATAAACTTATCAGTATCTACATTACCATCAATGATACTGTTCTTTACTATATCCGACCTTTTTATAAATAGTACTGTAGCCATATTATTTTCTCCAATAGTTATTTCTAGCAGAGGCTATCTGTGCGACCTCTGGCTCATTAGTAGGAATTTTAGCTTCACTTCTAAGGCTAGGATCTAACTCCATAATCTTAGCTCTAGCTTCTCCTACAGATATTCTTTCATTATTCTTTCTTAGATAAGTCTGTCTCATCCAGTAGTGGCTACAGTTTACACCGCCCTTATAAAGCCAAATATTATAAGTAGACTCTCCTTTTGCCGCTAACTCACTATTATCACTACTTTCTTTATCTAAATCTTCCTTTCTATATACCTTATTAGCAGATAACATCTTTTTACAGAAGTCTCTACTCTCTCCAGCAGTACTCCTACCAGCAGTATACTTATATCTAATCTTTAAAATACTAGTATCTTGCTCACTAACTTTACTAGGACTGCTAGATACAACACTAGCAAACTTTAGAGTTTTATGTATAAGGTCATCATACTCATTAGCTGGTCTCTCATCTATCAGCTCATAGTCAGATAAGTCCTCATCCTCTATATTCTCTAAAGCCTCATATAAGTCCTCTTTCATTCTATCTATCTCCTCTAGAGGTACACAGTTAGGCACTTCTTTACCATCTTTAATCTTAGTACCTATTTGCTCATATCCATCCCAGCAAGGAGCTTTTAAGTGAGTATTTAACTTTTGCCCTGTCTCTTCCTCTACTTGCTCTTTAGTCATAGCATTGTCTAGGTCTGTAAATTCTAGTGGCTGTAACGTTTTAAAGTACAAATTAAGCACGATATCATTAAAGGCTAATATATCATCAAAAGCACCTATTAAAAGGTCTTGAAAGGGCTTAATTACAGTGTTATCCATAAGGATAGAAGCTGTAGCCAATTCATCAGCGTTATTCCCTAGTCCTGTCTTATCTTTAATCCCTAAAAGCATAGGAGAGATAATCCTGTGAGATACCATAACTTTCTGCATAGACTCCTCACTCAAAAACTGATACTGCTGATGAGCATCACTTAACTGTACAGGCTCTATTGAGGCTTCATTCTCTTTAGAGTCGTTAAAAGCGAGTATAAACTTCCCACTATTAGAGCTTCCAGAAAATTTATCTCTAATCTTATTCTCAATCATCTCTTGAGTCTCCTCATCTGGTGTACCGTTATTAAACGATATCATCATTGATGGACTCAAACCATTCATAATATTGTTAAGATGATAGTTAGCTATCTCCTCTTCTAACTCAGCATATTGTATACCTCCTTGATAGTCTACAGGAGAGTAGTAATAATATCCAGCTCTATAAGGCTTAACACAGTAAATCTCTATCTCATCACTAGAAGTACCAAAAGCACTAAATCTCTCTGGCTCATCATTAGGTTTAGCCTCAGACCAATCAGCCATATAATAGTAAGAATCTATATCTCCCTCCTCATTAGCTTTACCTACTCTAAGAGTCTCTATAGGGAAGTGAGCTATCTCTACTATTTTAGTGTGATTAGAGTTATAAATAACTTGCATAGCACACTGTCCCATAAGTTTTAGATCATAAGATAATTTTCTAACACAGCTATCCTTTAATAAAGACTTCATTTGTGCATACTCATTAGGCTTCTGACTGCTATCTGTAGCATCTAACCCCTTACCAAATATTAATTGGCTAATTCCATTGATACAGGCATTGTTAGTAGGACTTCCATTATACCTATCTATTAAAAACTGGTAGTAATCATTATCAGCACCATAAGATACCCAATCTTTATTTTTATACTCCTTTATCTCTGGAGTAGTGTAAGTGCTTAAATTTACGATTTTTATACTCATATTATTATATAATCATTATCATAACTATCCTCTGTAGTGTATTCATTTTCATTTACTGTATAGTAGTCATTATTAGACTGGTCTACAGTTTGGTCTGTACAAAATACTTTATCTTTATATATCACTGTACTAGTACCAAAGAGTAATACATCCATAGTATAGTATACATCCTTTTTTAGTGTACCAAAAACAGCCTCAAAACTCATATAATCGTGGTCTGTTGTAGCAGTAGCTGATACAGTTACTACCCCTCCAGTACTTTCATTAGTCAGTTTTATTTGTATCTGACCATCTACATACTGTCTAGGTATTACTTTAAAAGTCTTAGTTCCTCCTGTACCTATAATCTTCATACTAATATAACGTACTATTACTAAAATTTGTGCAAAAAAAAAGAGGCACTATAAAGTACCCCTCTTACATAACCATTTTAATTATTATGGGTTTATCTGCACATCACTAACTAAAGTTTCAAAAGCAGTAGCATCTACAAAGTAAGCTGGTAGAGTCTCTTGACCAGACATTGTAAGTGTAAAGCCACTTAAGTCTGCCATTCCAGCACCAGTAACGATAGTACCTGCAGAACAATCAGCTCCAAAAGATGCACCTACCATTAAATAATTACCATTATAATCCTTTATTACTATATGAGGTCTAGCCTTTACTATTTCTACTAACTCTTGTTGAGTAGCTAAGTCTAATTTAGTCAAAGTAAGGTTTAGAGTTTGCTCATAAAAAGCAGTTCCATTCTCACGAGATGCAG